TATGGCAGAGTCACCTGAAGGTGCCAATGGGGGGACTGGCGGGGGGGCTGGGGGTTGGTTCGTGGTGGAAGCCATGGTACACCAGGCAAACACCGATGTGTCTAGCGATGAGGACGAAACACATATAGATACAGGAGAAGATTTGGTAGACTTTATTGATGATACCAGACATCCAGGGGATGGACAGGAAGTGCCGTTAGATTTGTATGTTCAACAAACAATACAGGATGACGCTGCAACGGTGCAGGCTCTAAAACGAAAGTTTATGGGAAGCCCAGCAACCAGTTCCTGCGCATCCTGGGTGGATAATGAACTAAGTCCACGGTTGAATGCAATATGTTTGCAGAAAAGGCACGACAAGGCCAGGAGAAGGTTGTTTGACCAGGACAGTGGGTATGGCAATACGCAGGTGGATATCGGAACATCCGAGAGTCAGGTACCAGGGGGAACCACTAACAGCGGGGGGGGAGACGTAACACAGGACGTTGTAGAGGAGGAACGCAGGGGGGGGGATGGGGAAACACAGCCACATGCAAACACGCAGCACACACAGCAGACGGAAGGCACACCAGACGCATTAGACCTGCTGCAGGTTAGTAACCTAAGGGTAAAACTATTAGGAAAATTTAAGGAACTATTTGGGCTGTCCTTTATGGATTTGGTAAGACAATTTAAAAGTAATAAGTCAACATGTGGAGACTGGGTGGTGGGGGCATTCGGGGTGTACCATGCAGTGGCAGAAGCAGCAAAAACACTGCTACAGCCTGTGTGTGAGTATGCACATATCCAAACATTAACTAGTGAATGGGGAATGGTAATGCTGCTGCTACTGCGCTTTAAGTGTAACAAAAGCAGGGAAACAGTAGCGCACTGTATAGGTGGCATTTTAAATGTACCCGAAAAACGTATGCTAATAGAGCCCCCAAAGCAACGCAGCGGGCCATGTGCACTATATTGGTATAGAACAGCAATGGGCAATGCATGTGAAGTGTTTGGGGAAACACCAGACTGGATAGTTCGACAAACTGTAATTGGGCATGCAATGGGGGAAACGCAGTTTAGTTTATCAAAACTAGTGCAGTGGGCATATGACAATGAAATAACAGATGAAAGTGAACTGGCCTATGAATATGCACAATTGGGAACAGAGGAGCCAAATGCAGCCGCCTTCCTAGCAAGCAATTGTCAGGCACGATATATAAAGGATGCAATGATAATGTGCAGACATTATAGACGTGCAGAACAGACACGTATGAGTATGTCACAATGGATAACATATAGGGGGCGCAAGGTAGCTGATACAGGCGATTGGAGGCATATAGTAAAACTATTAAGATATCAAGGAATAGAATTTATTAGCTTTATGACAGCATTAAAGCAATTCCTAAAGGGCACACCAAAAAAAAGCTGTTTGGTATTTTATGGACCCAGCGATACAGGCAAATCGCTGTTTTGCATGAGTTTAATAAACTATTTAGGTGGAACAGTTATATCCTTTGTAAATTCTACCAGTCATTTTTGGCTGTCGCCACTGGCAGATGCTAAAATAGGATTGCTAGACGACGCCACATATCAATGCTGGATATATATGGATACATATTTAAGAAGTGTGCTAGATGGCAATGTAATAAGCGTAGACAGAAAACATAAAAACCTAGTACAGTTAAAATGTCCTCCGTTACTAATAACAACAAACATAAATCCAGAAACTGATGACACATTTAAATACTTACGCAGCCGAATGGTTATTTTTCCCTTTTTAAACAAGTGCCCACTGGATGCCAATGGAGACCCAGTGTATCAATTAAATAATGAAAATTGGAAATCCTTTTTTCGAAGGTCGTGGGCACGCTTAGACTTAACCCAGGAGGAGGAGGAGGAGGAGGAGGAGTCCCAAAATGGAAACCCTAGCCGACCGTTTAGATGCGTGCCAGGAGAAGCTAATAGACCTTTATGAAAAAGATAGCAACAAGCTTGAGGACCAGTTAATGCATTGGTACTACACGCGCCTGGAACAAGCTATGCTGTTTAAGGCAAGAGAAGCAGGACTAACACACATAGGCCACCAGGTGGTGCCGACACTTAGTGTGACAAAAGAAAAAGCTCGGCAAGCCATAATGGTGCATTTATCTTTGCAAAGCCTAAATAATAGTGCATTTAAGCACGAGCCATGGACATTGCAGGACACATCATTGAACATGTGGACAGTAGCCCCAAAAGGGTGTTGGAAGAAACATGGACAGCCCATCAGAGTAAAATATGATGGAGAAGATGATAAAGAAATGGAATATGTAAACTGGGGGTTTATATATGTACATTGTGCCAGTGAGGACACCTGGTATAAGGTACCTGGACAGATTAGCAACAGAGGGCTGTATTATGAACTGCAAGGCTGCAAACATTACTATGTGGAATTTGCAAAGGAGGCAAAACATTATGGGGTAAAAAACATATGGGAGGTGTATATGGGAGGCAAAATAATTTACCATGCATGCGACTCTGTATCCAGCACTCAGGACGGCGTGCCAGAAGTACCCACTGCTGAAACTGCTGCACAGCTGCACCACACCACCACCGCGCCCACCCCCACCACCCACCGCTGCACCAAGACTGCCCCCCAGGTGCAGGCGCCGCCTGCTAAGCGACAGCGACTCGGAGGGGACAGAGTTCAGCAGCCCGATTCTACACAAGGACACCGGCCGGTTGACAGTTGCAGCACAAGGACAAACAATAACTGTGACAGCCCAAAACGGCCACGGGAACACAGTAACTGTGACAGTGCACCTGTCCTGCACCTAAAAGGTCAATCCAATAGCCTTAAGTGCTTTAGATATAGGTTACACCAGTCGGTGCCCGACCTGTTTGAAAGGGCATCGTCCACGTGGAAGTGGACCTGTGGGGGGGAGGGCGACAAAACATCATATGTAACACTATGGTATAAAAGTACGGACCAACGCAAACAGTTCTTGGCACGTGTACATATACCAAAAGGCATTGTAGCCACACTTGGTAGTATGTCTATGGTTATGTAAACAGTACCCTTTGTATATGTATAGTGTAAATGCTGTATTACTGAGCCATTTGTAACAATTGTGTATGTCCTACATACCTGGCAAATAGGGCACAACCCTGGAACCTATTGTGTGGGCAGTGCATGTATGGTGTAATGTGTTGCTGCTGCTAGTTCTTTTCTGGCTTTCCCACCTATCTGCTTTTGTTGCATTTGTTGTGTTTGTGTGTGTTTTATATTTTGGGTTGTTGCTGTTATATTTGCAGGTGCTGTGGTACATTGAATTGTTATAACCACACAACCAGCCAACGACTGCTGCTACATATCCCTGTACAGTCCCGGTCCTGCCTATTATGTATCCCATGCAATTACGGGGTCCCCAGGGTGGGTATGACATAGTGGTGTTTGAGCGTGGTGATGTAGGTCTTTTTACTATTATTTTGCTTTTAATTGTTATTATTTTACTTTGGCTGTGCCACCGTGTTATGCAGTTTTAAAGTGCTTTTGTATTTTTTTACATACTATAATAAACACTTGGTACCATGCCCAAGGTTCTTAAACGTCGCAAGCGTGCTTCTGCCACGGACCTTTATCGCACCTGCAAGGCCACTGGAACATGTCCTGCTGATGTTATTCCTAAGGTGGAAGGGGATACGTGGGCGGATCGCTTTTTAAAATGGGCCAGCCTGGGTGTGTTTTTTGGTGGTCTGGGTATTGGCACATCCTCTGGCACGGGTGGCCGTACGGGCTATATACCCCTTGGTACCCGGCCTCCTACTGTGGTTGATGTAGGCCCTACGGCCCGTCCGCCCGTTGTCATTGAACCCGTTGGCGCTGCAGACCCTTCAATTGTTACCTTGGTGGAGGATTCCAGTGTTATTAATGCCGGGGCCCCTTTTCCTAACTTTACGGGTACTGGTGGGTTTGAGGTCACCACATCCTCTATTACCACACCTGCGGTTTTAGACATCACCCCCTCGGGGTCGTCTGTGCAGGTCAGTAGTACCAGTTATGTTAACCCGCTGTTTACTGAGCCTTCTATTATTGAGCCTCCTCAGGCAGGGGACATTACTGGTCATGTGTTGTCTAGTACAGCCACGTCCGGGTCACATACCTACGAAGAAATCCCCATGCAAACCTTTGCTGTGCAGGGGGGTACGGGCCTAGAACCCATAAGTAGTACACCCACACCTGGGGTGCGGCGCCTTGCAGGGCCTCGCTTAAATTTATACAGTCGTGCCACTCAACAGGTTCCTGTAGCTGACACTGCATTCTTATCACGTCCTGAATCATTTGTTACCTTTGACAACCCTGTGTTTGACCCCGAGGAAACAATTATATTTGAACATCCTAGTTTACATGCGCCACCCGATCCTGACTTTCTGGATATTGTCACTTTACATAGGCCGGCGTTAACTGCACGTAGGTCAGGTGTAAGGTTCAGTCGCATAGGCCAAAGGGCGTCTATGCGCACACGCAGTGGTAAACATATTGGGGCCCGTGTTCATTTTTATCATGACCTTAGCCCTATACCACATCCTGAGGATATTGAGCTGCAGCCCCTGGTATCGTCCTCTGCTGTGCCTACAGATTCATTATATGATATATATGCAGATGATGCCCATTTGTCCTCTGTATTGCGTCCCCCTTCCGTTTCTGCCCTACGTCCAGCTTCCCCCTTTGCCTCTGCAGACCTTTCTGCCACCTCCATAACCGCCTCCACATATGATAATGTCACTGTCCCGTTGTTTTCTGGCACCGATGTGCCCGTCTATACAGGCCCTGATATTGACCATTCTGCTGCTCCCTCCGCACCTCCCTTTGTTCCTGTTATTCCTAGCACAACCCCATATGCTATTTATATCCTGGGGTCAGATTATTATTTGCTTCCTAATTATATATTTTTTCCTAAAAAGCGTAAACGTGTGCCCTATTCTTTTTCAGATGGCTTTGTGGCGGCCTGGTGACGGCAAGGTATATCTGCCCCCCACTCCCGTGTCTAAGGTTATCAGCACGGATCGTTATGTCTCTCGCACCAACTTATTTTATTATGGTGGTAGTTCTCGCCTGCTTACTGTGGGACATCCATATTATTCTGTTCCTGTGTCTACCCCTGGGCAAAACAACAAAAAGGCCACTATCCCCAAGGTTTCTGGGTATCAATACAGGGTGTTTAGGGTCCATTTACCTGACCCCAATAAGTTTGGTCTTCCAGATGCACAATTATATAATCCTGACACCGAGCGCCTTGTGTGGGCTTGTAGGGGTGTTGAGGTAGGCCGCGGGCAGCCTTTAGGCGTTGGCACTAGTGGCCACCCTTTATACAATAGGCTTGATGACACTGAAAACACCCCTTTTCTTGCTGCTGGGGACACTGACAGTAGGGATAATGTTTCTGTGGATTATAAACAAACACAGCTGTTAATTATAGGCTGTAAGCCGTCTATTGGGGAACATTGGGGTAAGGGTACTGTATGTACTAATGTGCAATATCGTGCGGGTGATTGCCCCCCTTTGCAGTTCACTAATTCTACCATTGAGGATGGTGATATGGTTGAGGCTGGCTATGGTGCTATTGATTTTGCCAAACTGCAGGAAAGTAAGTCAGAGGTGCCTTTGGATCTCTGCACCACTACCTGTAAATATCCTGATTATTTACAAATGGCTGCAGAGCCGTATGGCGATTGTATGTTTTTTTGTCTTCGGCGGGAGCAAATGTTTGCTAGGCATTTTTTTAACAGGCAGGGTACTATGGGTGAGGAGGTGCCTCAGTCTTTTTACCTTAAGGGGACCTCCTCCCGGGCAACCCTTAGCAGTTCTGTGTATGCCCCTACACCCAGTGGCTCTATGGTGTCCTCGGATTCCCAATTGTTTAATAAACCATACTGGTTGCAAAAGGCCCAAGGACACAACAATGGTATATGCTGGTTTAATCAATTGTTTGTCACGGTGGTGGATACCACCCGCAGCACCAATTTTACTATTAGTGCTGCTACCAACTCCGAATCAGAATATAAACCTACCAATTTTAAGGAATACCTAAGACATGTGGAGGAATATGATTTGCAGTTTATATTCCAGTTGTGTAAGGTCCGTCTAACTCCAGAGGTCATGTCCTATTTACATACTATGAATGACTCCTTATTAGATGAGTGGAATTTTGGTGTTGTGCCCCCTCCCTCCACAAGTTTAGATGATACCTATAGGTACTTGCAGTCTCGCGCCATTACTTGCCAAAAGGGGGCCGCCGCCGCCAAGCCTAAGGAAGATCCTTATGCTGGCATGTCCTTTTGGGATGTAGATTTAAAGGACAAGTTTTCTACTGATTTGGATCAGTTTCCCTTGGGTCGCAAGTTTTTATTGCAGTCTGCCCCACGTTCCACCCTGGTGTCCCGTAAACGTACAGCGTCTGCCTCTACCCCCCCTGCCTCCAAACGGCGTAAGGCCAAAAAGTAATATGTGTCTGTTTGTTTGGTGTCTGTGTCTGTTTGTTTGGTGTCTGTACAATTTCTGTGTGTGCCATTTTGTATGTGTTTTGTACTGTTTTGTATGTGCCCTGTTATGTATAATGTGTGTATGTATTTATGGAATGCGTGCCCCTGTATGTTGTGTATGTTGTGTACATGTATTTGTGGAATGTGTGTCATGTTATGGATCAATAAATTGTGTGTCATTGTGGGTTTCATGTCCGGCTGCACCCTGTGAGTAAGTGTGCACCATGTACACGCCTGGGTAGGGTATCTACTGTTTCCTTTAAGGGTATAAGGCCTCCATTTTGTAAGCAACCGTTTTCGGTCTCCCGCCTTTTCGGTCTGTGTTATGGCACTGTCCCAGGTACAACTAATCCTTTGGCAGCCCAACATCCTGCGTAGGCAGCTGCAGACGTCCGCACCTAGGTGTGTCTGTCAGCTATTTCAATATGCTAATAAATGTATTGTCTACAGTTTATAGGTTTACTTACTCATCTGCACAAAATATGCTTTTAGGCAGTTTTTTGGCCTACAACTTTCCCTTAAGTGCATAGTTGGCAGGCCGTGCACACTGTGCTGCCAGGTTTCTGTCTTGTAAAATACCACAATACTTATGTAACACACCCGTTTCGGTTGCTATGTTATTCATACTATTTTCTTATACTTTACAACAATCATACAGTAGAAAAATAGGGAGGGACCGAATTCGGTCCCACCGAAAGGGATACATATATAAAGGGCAGCAAACGGTACCCGGACAGCCATGCCCAACGGACGCTACTACCCCACCAATATTTTTGTGCTGTGCCAGGAATACGAGGTGGAGTTCGACGACCTACGATTAATTTGCATCTTTTGCAAGGAAGAATTAACGGAAGGCGAAGTGCTGGCCTTTGCAGTAAAGGAATTACTAATTGTTTGGAGGTATAATTTCCCTCATGGGGTGTGCATGAAATGCTTATGCAGGGAAGCCAAAGTACGTGAGCTACGCCACTGGGATTACTCCAGCTTTGGACCAACAGTGGAAGAAGAAACAGGATTACCACTTGCACAAATAAATATAAGGTGCCACGCGTGCTGCAAGCCATTGTGCTATCAGGAAAAGGAGTATATGGTGGAATTGCAGTTGCTATTCCACAAAATAGCTGGACAGTGGACAGGGAAGTGCTGCAACTGTAGGGTAACATGCGCGGCCAGACGCCAACGTTAAAAGATATTATTTTAACAGATATACCAGATGTAGTTAGTTTATACTGTGACGAGCAATTGTTAGACAGCTCAGAGGAGGAGGATAATGGGGATTGTTTGCGTGACCAACCTGCAAAACCAGCACGGCTGGCCTATAGGGTGGTAACAGAGTGTGGGTTGTGTAGCCGTCCAGTTAGGCTGGCGGTGCTTTGTGGAGTGGAAGACCTCAGACAGCTGCAGCAGCTTATGGTGGAAGCAGTGGCCATAGTGTGTCCCGGCTGTGCATAATATGGCAGAGTCACCTGAAGGTACCAATGGGGGGACTGGCGGGGGGG